GCTAAAGAGCATCGGGTCAGCACTTTACCACATTAAAGCGCTAAAGAGCATCGGGTCAGCACTTTACCACATTAAAGCGCTAAAGAGCATCGGGTCAGCACTTTACCACATTAAAGCGCTAAAGAGCATCGGGTCAGCACTTTACCACATTAAAGCGCTAAAGAGCATCGGGCAAGCACTTTACCACATTAAAGCGTTAAAGAGCATCGGGCAAGCACTTTACTGCATTAAAGCGTTAAAGAGCATCGGCCTGCACTTTACCAATTAACAGTATAAAAGTGCCATATAATTTTTTGCAACATTATTACATAATTTGCAACAAATATCAATTGTATTGTCTATATAAGTATGATATACTTGTATCATAGCAAATTAGCTATCATGCAAGTTGAATTGTATGTAAAAGGAAACATTCAACAGGGCCGCCCCGCGCTATAATAAAAGATACGGGTGCGTCATCAAGTAAAATGCGCTTGGAATTATGTGGAAAGCATGGTATAGCCACATAAGTACTAACAGCGCTGCTTTATCGTTATAAAAATGGCCATGGCTTGTAAGGAAACAGTTTCCAGCGTTTACAATGGTTGAGACAGACCGACAGAAAAACGCCGCAATCACTGGTATAATTGCGAAAGTGATAGTTGTTGGAATAAATGCCACATTGTACCATACCACACGCGAAAAAATGCGTGAGAATGGAGATATATTTATAATGACAAATTGGAAGATCGAAAAAACCGTTGACGGTGAGAATGAGATTATTACCATTATCCGCCCCATCAACGACAAACCCAAAAGCACCGCTTGCGTAAGCCGCACCGTTAAGGCTGGTACCGTTGCCCGTGTAAAGTATGCCCGTTTCAATGACGACTTTTCCGTGGATACCGGTGAAATGGTAAAACAGTTTGACGGCGTTCTTGACCCTGAAAAGGTCGAAAAAGCCTTGCACAACGCCGAACCGTGCACCAAATGGCAGGTGTTGGACGTTCAGCCCAAAGATGAAAACACTTTGGGCATTCCGCGTGACGTGTTTAACGCCGTTGCTGTTCCTATTGAACGTCCTTTGAGCCAACAGTAAAATAAAAACTTTCCAGCGGGTTTTCTTGTAAAGCCCGCTTCCACGCTGCAAGGCGAAAATATTTTATAAAGGAGATACACAAAAATGAAAATGCAACTTATTACAATCAGGCCGAAAAAATCCGGCATTGACAACGGATTTACAATCAAGCGTGAATTATTTGACAATTGCGGACTTGTGGACACGGCCTATTGCAATATTGACACATTCCGCGCTTGCAATAGTGGCTTTATCGCTTCCGGTTTTTCCAGCATTTACAAGTCAACGATTTTGCATGATATGAATAACACCAATGAATCTATTGACGATTTTGTAAAGGAAGTGTTTGCAAAATGATGTATCGCACGCGCAAAGAGATTGCAGAAGGTGTTCTATCTCAATCAGATTTACACCTAGGCGGCTATAGAAGTCAATTGTATAGCTGCAAGGCATGGATTTTGCACCCTGACTTTTCCGATTTTCTGATTCTACAGAGCTATTCGACTATCGTTGCCGCCTATCAATTCTCTACTGGTATCTTGTGGGTATTCGATTTTTATAGTCATACAACCGCAAGTCATATCGCAAAATTCCGGAATTGGATACATTACGAATATCGAACCGGCTGGGATTATCCGAAAATTGTGAGATTGTACAACGACTCAAGAACAGGAAAACGCGCCGCCCGAAAGAATTTAGATGATGACTTTGCAAGCGTTATTTCCACCGCATTAAATCAGCGTTGACCCTGAAATAAAATATGCGTTGTCTTTAACGACAGCGCATTTTTTATACAAATTTTTAATTAGAAGTCTTTACTATTAAGCATAAATAACTAGCAATAGTTAAGCCTAACTGCTAACCTGTTATATTCTTAACATGTGAATAGTTGTTCATATGATAATATGACTTACCTGTTAAGAAATTAACACACTTTACCGCTTTAAAGCGCTAAAGCGTCCATCCGTTAAGAAAAAATAATTAGCAGAGCATTAACCTTAGCACCAACCCTGCCGCGCCGCCCACCGGGGGTGTTGCAAGAAGCCTAAAAATAAATCGGGGTTCAATTTATTAAATACGTAAATCCCCCTCTCCCCTCTCCCCTCTTCATTATTAAGAAAATAGGTTATACTTATGATTACAAGAAAAGACCTTGCTCCATTAGATGATACATCACTAGAATTGTGGAGAAATACCTTAAAGCATCGTAAAGATGAAACGTTATATGCTTTATATGCTTTCTGCCAAGACTTCTTTGCATGGGTTTGCCTTAAACATTATACGGGAGATACTTGCGATAGTTGTAAAAATTACGACTATTGCCAGAGATGTAAACTAACAATGGTAGAAGTAAAGAATGAACTAGTAAAAAGGAGTTTTTCAAAATGAAAATTCATGATATTTTAGTGAACTGTGGTTCAGTACAGTCTGACACCTCAATTATAATCCTCGATGACAATGAAGAAGTTAAGTGGATCGGTATATTTATGAATCTCCCGAAAGAATATGAATACCTTAAATTCAAATACTTTACCATAAGCGTTATGGTACATAAATATACTGCAAGCGCATATTTCAAATTCTATGTATAAGGAGCTGATACAATGCTTAATTTATTGTGGTTTTAGGAGCTATCATTGATATCCTAAGAGGAGTTAATAATGATGATTTAAGCGATTAGTTTAAGATAGGAGTTTATACAATGCGTTATGATGTTCCCATTCATCCTATCTCCATTGGCTCAATCATTAAATACAATGTAAGAGAGTATGGTTATTTCTATGGAGACGGCCAAGAGAAAAGAGCAATTACCATTGTTAGAATTGGTAAGGTTGTAAATATTGTGGAGCATGATGGTAGAGTAGTTTATTATTCTGTAGCACCAAGTTCTAATTGCACATTTAACGAGTATTTTGTAGGTGATTGCTTAGATTCTGTTTGGCCAGAAAATGTTGAGGGTGTTTATTATGACAATTAAAGAATTATACAATGCTAACAAAAATATGGATATAAACGACAAATGCGTAATACATTGCAAATATGAGTATGATGGGCTTAGGTCTATTGATGATATTTTTGATGGATGTATAATCTATCAAGATGATTATTATACTATGCCAAAAGTTCTTAAGGGGTTGGAAGTATTAACTTTCAAGCGCTTAAAGGATAGTAGCTCAAATGAAGAATCTAATAAATGGGAAATTTGGGTGGTGTAATTATGACAATTAAAGACCTAGATACAGAAACCCTTAATATACTTAATAAACTATGTGATAACTGGTACATTAAATCCTGCCCCTCATGGCTAGTACACTTTATGGATAAGGATTGCCAAGATTGTCAGCTTAGAGAGTTGTGTTATCTGCTTGACCGTTATGATAATGACATTAGAAAAGAGTTAGCTTTACGGAAGCAGGAGTAACGTTATGGCAAAGAACAAAACATTTAAGCGCCAAGCCGAAGCAACTAGGTTACTGAAAAAGATAGGTGCAACAAGGCGTAAATCTAGAAGAGCTGGCATAACTGTAACAGGTGAGCTTAAAGAAAGTCTTAGAGGTAGACAATCGCCTGAAATTGCAAATGCTCTGAAATTTACTGCTAATACTGCTCTTGATGAAGCTGAAAAACTGTATAATGACCTTATAGATGCAGCTAATAATGTTGAAGATAAAACGTCACAAAAGCTTATGCAAGAGTATCTATCTAAATATTCAGAGCATATTAAATCATTAAATAAATCTGTCACCTATAGTTACAGGTCATTGAGAGTAGCTAATCGTCTTGAGGATGTATTTAACTATAGCGATGCCGCATATAAGATTCTTAGAAATCCAGATGTCTATTTTGGCAAAAAGAAATGGGGAGCAATTTCTGGTATTCTTAACAATCTTATGGGCACATATAGTAGGAATATTCCCACGGATGATTTGAAAAAATTATGTGTACTGGGTCAAAAGCTAGGACTTGACACTTTGGCAGATATGGATAGAGCCTATTCAGAGTATGACAATTTGCTAAGAAATTCTGACCAAATTGGTAAAGTGCTGGTTGATGCAAGTGATAAACTTAGGTCTATTACACAGGATAATGAAAACTTTATAAAGCGGCATAAAAAAGCTTATGAAGAATTTACAGAGCTTGCATCAAAATATAATTTGTGGTGATTATTGTGGTTAATGTTATTGTTACTATACTAATATTTATTATTCTATTTGTTGCGACTTTAACTTTTGGTGTTGTTGTTGTTTATCTATATATCAAAGCACTAGCTAAGTTATTTGATTGGATAGATAGAAAAATTAAGTAAATAAGAAAATATATCATGGGGGGTGGTGCTATATGTGAGAAAGCACAATGAACACAAGTATTCAACTATCATATATTGCTATGATATTGAAACATCATCCTTAATGTATGGTGAGGATGAACTTCAAGAGCATCTGCAAAGCACTTATCTTCACGGTCTAGCTTCATTTGCTTATCGTCCTATACCTCATGCACCATTTAGTGACTTTGAGAATGAAATGAATTATAATTTCTTTAGAACTTATGATTCAATTTCTTCCGAATTTGAGAGAATCAATGAGGATGCTAAGAATAATGATGAATACGTCAAAATTTTTGCGCATAACTTGAGCTATGAATTTGAAGCAATGATGCGTAACATAAATTTCTGTATTAAGAACTTTAATCCTAAACGTTTCATTGCCGTTGCTCCACACCAGCCATTAGTAGCAGCTTTTGACCATCTTGAATTTTATGACAGCTTCAAGATTCTTTCCTGTAAAAGTCTTGAACTTATAGGTACAGAGCTTGGAGTTCCTAAACTTAAAGAAGTCAAAGGCGGTTACGACAAGAAATATTATTGGTGGTCAGATTTGCCTGATTCTGAATACATTTACAATGAACGTGACTGCAAGTTAGTTTTGTATGGACTATGTCGCTATATGGCAAACTTCACTAAAGTTGATAATGTATCAGATATTGGAGTATCTAACACATCAATGATTAAGCGTGAAACAAGGCTTAACAGAAATATTGCTACAGATAAAGAAGTTCATACCGCACAATTCACAGCAGCAGTAGAACTAAAGAATAATGAACCATTTATGGAGTTCTTTCAAAACTGTCTTGCAGGTGGTTATACTCATGCTAATCCTTACGCAGTGGGTAAAATATTTAAGGATGTATGGTGCTTTGATGCAAGTTCTATGCACCCATCAGCAATGTATGGCAGGAAATTCCCTTATAAATGGAGAAAGGAGCTTAATCCTAATGAATGTTACCAAAATTTCCAGTCTGCAAACTATGAGTTCTTATCTGGCTGCGAAAGCGGCGCTAACTCAGGGTTCTTCGATTATTCCGACCAGCGGATTGAGTTATATGGAGGTAAAGATGTTAAATTCTATTCAGTCCTCCAAGCTGCATACCGTGAATCAATCTTGTTTGAAAGGCCAATAAAATATAACTTCATGGCTAATGTTACATTTTATAATATTAACGCTAAGGATTTTGGTAACTGTATTTATAGCTATATCAGTACATCCAAATGCAGCAATATTAAAAATGGTAACTTTGACAATGGTAAAGTAGTCAAAGCAGATGAACTTACATTTCATGGCTGCGATATTGACTTTATGTTAATTCAAATGCTTTATGATTATAGTAGTTCAGAATGTGATGAACTTTATTATGCAACAGCCCACAAGTTTATTAACAAGCCTTTACGCAATACAGTTAAATATTATGCGCGCCAGAAAACAGGATTCAAAAAACTTGAGCATAAAGTTGCTGACCATGTAGAAACGTTAAATGATTTTACATTTGAGGGATTGAAGCTTTATGATGATTCTGTAGCACAAAAAATTATGAATACCCATAACAAAGATTTAGTTCACTTCGCCTTAATGGCAAGTAAAGGTGGATTGAATGGTCAGTATGGATGTTCAGCAATGAAGCCATTAAGACAGGAAGTTGGTGTGCAGGGTGAAGGTGATAAATTTGAATGGATTCCAACTGGGGTTAAGTTTCTTAAATCCAGAAATTCCCTAAATATTTTCACAGATGGTTTATATACGGTTGCTTATAGTAGACTGCATCTTATTTGCTTTATGCTTTATCTAGTATTAAGCCAAGGCATTGAACCTCTCTATCACGATACAGACAGTGGTTATTTTGTTGGCTATAATGAGAATGTTCAAAAAGCCATTGATAGATTCAATGAGAATATTCTCAACAACAGCGAGAATAAAGATTGTTACAATTTTGGAATTATGGACTTTGATGGTCACTATGAGGATTTTGTAACATGGGGAAGTAAATGCTATTGTGCAACATACTTAGATGCAGATAAGCACTTAAAAGTTAAGGCTACTGTAGCAGGTGCAAGTAAGAAACAGCTTTCTGAATTGTTTACACAAATAGTAAACGATGAAGATTTTGAGTACCTAGTACAAGAATATTTTCGACCTAATATAAGTTATGATGAATCCATAAATAAGAAGCTCATTCGTAAAACCCCAGGAACACATATCATAGGAGATTTTACGGATGACAATGGAGAAACAGACCACTTAGACGAATATTCTGTAACTGTACTAGAGCCTTGTGGTTATACATTGCGCTCAACAAATAGTCCTGTTAATAGAATGTATTATTCATTCTGTTATTCATTACGTGGAGAATCGTATATAGATTATTTGCCCGAAGTTGTTAGTATAAACCACGATGAAAATGGTAAGGAACTTTACGGAACTTATCATAAAGTACAATCCGACAAAGAATATGCTATGTTAATTGATGGCAATCCTGCAAGTGTATTCCAGTGGGAATGGAGTGATAGGAGATGATTTAATTGAAAGAAAAAGATTATTATAGAATCAGTAGAAGAGCTACATGTCCTTATTACGCATCCCATACAACAAATTACATTCGTTGTGAGGGTATGAGAGTGTCACGCCAAGATTACAACCTTAAAACCGATTGTTGCGGCCAGTATAAAAACTGTCCTCAATATAAATTTCTTACTTATCATTATTTAACAAAGGAGAACTAACTATGTACACTAACAAGAAAGCATCCACCAAGAAAGCATCCGCTAAGGCCACCAATTCTGCTAAGTCCGCTTCTTCCGTCATTACTGATATTCGTGTCTTCCCTATTAACAACAAAAAGTCTAATTGCTGTGCTATGGTTTCTGTTACGCTTGCAGATGTGTTCTGCATTACTGGTGTTAAGATTATGGACGGCAGCAAGGGTCTGTTTGTTGCAATGCCCAGCGCAAAGAATAAGAAAGATGAATGGCATGATATTTGCTACCCCATCACTAAGGAGTTTCGTAAAGTTTTGAGTGATTCTATTCTTAACGCTTTTGATGCCTTGCAGGAAGATGAAGATGAAGATGAAGATGAAGAAAGTGAGGATGACTGACAAGCTCCCTAATGAATTGCCGCCTGACATTGACGATGATTTGCCGTTCTAAATAGAAAAGCACCCCTAAGTGGATAACCACCTAGGGGTGTTTTATTAGTTAGCTGATATTAGGACGAAGAACCTTAATAGCAGTCAAGCCATTGTTGTTATCCCAGCGAGGATAATCCATAGGAGTGCCATCTTCATTTCTAATACGGTCAAGAATTACAGGAGAGTTACCATCCATAAATCCAGAAACCTGAACCGTTACACCATAAGATGCAGGACGCTTAAAGTAAAGGATAATAGCATTACCATCATTGGTATAATAAAGTCTATCCAAGTCATTAACTACATCCCAAGTAACTGTCCTGCCTGCACCAGTAGTAGCTCCATAAATGGCCTTATTAAGCTGACGATTATCAACAGCACTAATCGCAAACAATCCACCAGATTCGGGGTTATTGCTAAGATAAACAGTAAAGTCAATGTCGTTCCTATCCATCACACGGATAGAACCCTGTGAAGTAGAATCACCAGAGGGGACTGGAATAAATGCAAATGCTTTGTACTGTTCAGGGTCACCACTTACAGACTGACCAGCAACCGTATACTGTGTCTGGTTAGTAATAGCCAAGTCAATACAACGATGTTCACCAGCTGCACAGATATATTGACCACGTTCTACGGCACCACTACCGAAGATATATTCACGCTTAGTATAAATGTAAACATCGTCAAGCTTACATACAGCATTGGTAACAGGATAAGTACCAATTGACTGAACAGTAGTGCTAACTTTAGCAGAGCGGTTAATAATACCACCATTAACAATGAACTGAGGGTTAGGACTAGTACCAATCAGAGCAATAGCAGCATATCCAGTTTCAGTGGTAGCAGTTCCGTCATTGCATGTATAAATCAGATTGTTAATGTAAGCTGCTGCCTTTCCTGGGCCGTCAAATACAAAACCATAGCGACAAGTATCCGCATAGAAGTTAGTAACATGAATATCATTGTTAGTAACCTTGCAAGCGATTGTGTTATTCCACCAAGTATTAGCATCAGTACCACCTGTACCGCCAGAGGGGATACCATGATAGCTAGTCCAGTTGCATCCGTATACATCAGTACGACAGTCAAAACCAATTTGACATACCATATTAACAAGGTTATTACATTCACAGTCTGGAGCTTTATCGCCCCAGAAAAATGCAACAGAACCAGTCCAGCGTTCCACCGGAGTATTATCGCTAAATCCCCACACCATTACATTATCCATGTAGCAGTAGCGGTTCAGAGTGCTATTGTTGGGCTGCAAATAAACACCATAGGACTTAACCTTATTGATACTTACATTGTAAATGCTGTTATCAGTGTATTTATTGGTAGTAAATACAATGCCGCCAATCATACCATTACAAGTAATATCCAAATTAGCAATAACAATATTACCAGTTACGTCATCACCCGATACAGTAATAACGCCCTGACTACCAAAAGCAGTCGGATTAGCAGTATACCGCAAGATAGTATCGCTTGTGCCGCGTGCAGGGTCACGAGAAGAACCAGCGCCATACAAGCTGTGTTTCAGCTGCAAAGGTGCGCTAATCTTATAAGTACCAGCGGGAATAAACAGAGGTTCATTCTTAGTGTGAGTGTTAATGGTAGCAGTAATATCATCAGTGCCATCTTTTTTCAAATTCTGATATTTTTCAATGCTTGTTGGAGAAGGTTCGACAAAACTAGGAATTTTGCAAGTGCGACTTACAAGGAACTTAGTGTCATTGTTATCAAGTCCAGTGCGCATAGTAACATAGCTATAATTATCATCAATATTAGTAGGGTCTAGCGTTTTGAACTGCGGAGTTCCCGAAATAGACACAGGCATATTACGGGCAGTCGTACCAATTCCAATGTAGCTGCCATTTGCGCTAAACACATCGAAGTTGTTTTGCTTAATATTAAATGAATTGCCAGCAGTTAATTTCAAATTACCATTAACTGTCTGATTCATATTACCGGTAACAGTCTGATTGAGGTCGCCAGCAGTGTCAATATCAATCTTATTAGCTGTTTCAGCACGCCCCTCAGTGTCTTTAATATCATAACTGTTATTGTCAATTTTAAGTTTGTCTACATAAGCCATGATGCAACCTCCTATTAAGTAACGTCATGAGTTCCAGTTGTGATACTAATGGTTTCGGTATCTGCTACATAACTAACTTCGACACGAGAGAGTTTTTCAAGCTCTGTTACTTTATTCAGAGCATTAGTAGCATTAGTGCTTGCTGTATTAGCAGTAGTACGAGCACTAGAATCTTTCACCTCAATAGTTTGACCTCCAAGGTTAAACTTGGAAACAAATTGCTCAGCCATAGTTATACCTCTCATTTACCAACAATTTTGATAGTTTCAACAGGAGCATCATAGATATGAATATCTCCGCCAGTAACAATTGTGCCATTATTAGGATTAAAGAAACCAAAAGAAATAGAAGTATCATCTTCATTATATTTGGCAACTTTTAACGATAGAATATAGTGCAAACGTTCAGCAATTGTGGTCTTAGCGCAGTTGGTGCCCTCAATATACTGTGTACCTGCATCCATAGGCTTAAGAATTACATACAAATCATTATTAAGCCAAACAAGGTCGTTAATATTACGATTAGCACTTGCAGTAGTTTTTAACTTTTCATCAACAGGAGTGATAGCAAGCTTAACACTTCCCCAGAGTTCTGAGAAGTTACCAATCTTAGTCCAGTAATCTTCATTATCAATATCAATGCCAATAGGTACAGGTTGAGTGCTTAAATATCCATCACCATTTACAGTGACAACAACTGTGTTACGAGGATACTGTTTGGTAATATCCCACTGAATAGGGTCTGCATAACTAATAGAGCTGGTTTCAATATACTGCTGCATTACCTCAATAACCTTAGATACCATTTCATAGTAACTAATGCTATCATCATAGGCAACAGGAATTACAGAACGGAAAAGTTTATCCAAAGGATTGTACTTCAAACCTAATCACCTCTTTACCATAAACGCATAAACAGAACGGAAAAGTTTATCCAAAGGATTGTACTTCAAACCTAATCACCTCTTTACCATAAACGCATAAACAGAACTTCCATATCTTTATATAAACAATTATATATATTCGTGTTTTCTTTCATATAATCGTTCATAATAGATACAAGAGAGCGACCACGATAGCCTTTTTCTACATGGTCAAGAACACGATGTTCATTGCCATCACGATTTTCTTTTGTATTGTTTTTATCATCCTGAGTAGTATTGCTATTACTGTTAGAGCTAGCATTAGAGCTAAAATTATTGACAGAATTCGCCTTACTATGGTCAGCATCCGACATATACTTACCAGCAAGAAAATTATCAAGACTACCCTGTGGAGTATCAGTATGAGTATTGGTATTCTCTCCATTGCTGTTAGAATTGGAAGTATAATTGGAATTATTGGTGCCACCAATATTGACCTTACTATTCTTGGTTCTATCCTCTGTATTCACATCATGATGTTCAGTATTTTCATCACTGGTAATGGAAAAGTCATCAGTTAAGAACATTTCATACTGTTTATCAAGTGCTTCAAATAGAGGATTGTAATAAGGCATATGGCTGTTCATCCAGTCATCCAGACGCAGCTGCCAAAGGCCGAAGGTTTCAGAACCAATTTCATTTGTATAGAAATGCTTAAGAATATTGGTTTCAAGCTCTTTGCGCTTGTTTTCATTCCAGATAGGATAACTAAAATTAAAGATTTTAGGACGAGCACGCTCAATAATTTCTGTATAAGAAATATTGGTGTAAGGTTCAACAATACCTGCTTTTGATTCACAGATAAAGCGTACTTGAGTTGTATATTTACTCATTGTCCTTATCACCATCCTCAATATTAGTATCGCTTAAATTTTCTTCATCTTCGCGTCCTTCCATAATCTTGGTTAATTCAAGCTGGGAACGCATAGATACGGAGATATTAGTATTAAAGAGCCTGTTATAATCCTTACAGAATTTCTGGCGAGAATACAATGGAGAAAGGCGGTCTGCTTCTACTTGACCTAAGGTCATTTGAACTTCCGTAGTAAACTGCCGCTCTGCTTTCATATTGTAGTTGCTTTCAATACCTAAATAGGTAAGAGCTTCAGCAAGAGTTTCTTTTTTCTGTTGCTCTAACTGCAAGCCAATGTACTGAACACCTAAATCAAGAACACCAATCATGTTCTTAATATCATCAGTAGATGGATTGCCTTTAAGATACAGCCAAGGGTCGTATTTATCTTGCTGATACACCAAGTTCTGTACAGAAAGTTTTGTATTCTCATTTGCATAAGCAATTCTAGGAGTTTTCTGTGCAGCAAGGTTTAAGTCAATCGTTCTGTCTATATTGGTAAGACGTTGTGCAAACTGTTTAATGACAATAGCATCAGGGGAGCGGCGCATATTACACCAAAGGTAAGCACAGTTTTGTTTATTAAGGCCAGTTTTCTGGTAATTAGAATTGTAGCCATAAGCACGAAGATATTTAGGGTTGCCAATAATGTCAAAGTTATCACTGGGCATAGCAGGAAGAATCAAGTTGCCCATAACAGGGTCATGATAACCAGCCATTAAAGGTTGCCAGAACAAGAACTGTTCAATGAATCGTTCATCCAAAAAAGGAGAATCATCAAGCCCTTCCCATTTGAATCTTGCAAGTGCTACATCATACAGGCGATTAAACCAGTTAGCATAAGTTGCAACAGTTAAGTCATAAGAATCAATCCAAGGTGGCTGTGGTTTTTGTGAACGTTTACTCATTTACTCACCTACTTCTGGAATACGTTTAGTAATAGGATTGTCAAGTGTATAATTACCAACTTTGCTTGGGTCATGCCAGAACGTTACACCATGGTTAAATACAGCAGCAATAGTATCAGCTGCTTCAGGAGGAATCTCACCAAGACAAATAAAATTAGCAGTCTTGACATAGTTCCAAATTAACCTGCTATCAATATTAGGAATTTGAACCTCATGAATTGGATAACCATACATAGACCAATAGTTATCAATAATCTTAGCAAATTCTGCTGTAATTTGACGATAACTTACGCGCACTACAGGGCCTGCACAATCAATTCCTGGAAGATTATTATCATTCAGAACCTCAGTATAAACAAAATATGGACTTACAGAACCATGATTCTGGGGCGGCAATCTATCCATATCAATACGCTGTGCCAAAACATTAGCGACATTGAAACCTTGGTCAACAAATCCCTCAACAGCATTAACAGTTTGACTAGGATAAACTGTCTTATTTTTCTTTGCTGCTTTAGCCATTGCAGTTTTGTCGCTTACAGCAGCAGGGACAATATTTAATGCACTAAAAGCAGTATTCACAAACATACCTGCATTTTGAACAGCAAGAGAGCTTGCGTTTTGTGCAAGATATACCTTATAAATATCGGTATTATAAGAGCACATAGGCCAGTTGCTTAATGCGAATACATCTTCGGTATTAGCACCAACAACTCCAGCATAATCATAAGGAGCAAAAAGTGCAGTCGTTTGACCACCACGCGACATAACCTCATAACCAATATCAATGGAACCTTTGAATAGATTTTTTAACTCAAACTTGTAAACATGGTTATCACCCTGACTTGAGTAAAACCTAAGGTAATTGTAGGGATATGTAAAAAGCTTATTATTCTTAGGTACATATCCATCAATATTCTTAGGAAGTTCATAAGTTTCATCATATTTACCACTATCAGCAATCTTAGGAACCATGTAAATTCCTAAAATTCCATCGGGCGCCTGACCACCTTTTACAGCAGCAGTAATAAAATCATTAGCAGCTTTTACAGAATCAAAATAATTTTCTTTAGTTGCGGCATAGATACCATAAGCGTTATTGCCTTGTGCAGGTTGAGAGCTATCTCCGGTTCCATCAAATGTAGTTACAATACAAATTTGCTTATCAAAATCAATGTTTTTAATAAGTTTATCAATATAGGGGCCAGTATCAAAACTTTCAGGAACTAAATTCTTACCAAATGTATCATCGTTTACATGAGAGCGCTCAATAAAGCAAGCTTGTAATACAACTTGATTAAACCAAGTTTGCATAACATCAACCGTGAAATAGATTCTGCTGGTTTCGTTTGCAACATATTCTACACTATCAATAAAGGCATAATACCATTTATCTGAAAAGTCAGCGTTCTGAAATACAATATAATTACATGGTTCAATCGTTTCAGCATTAACACCAACAGAGAGATAATGCTCTAACCGCTGATAAGTATAATTGGTAAGATGAAGAACGGATTTAGAAGTGAAATAAGCAAAACGGGAAGAATCAGACTGAAACCTAAGCACATGATTATAGGTTTTATCTGTAGGGATACCCTTACAGATATAAAGTTGCATATTTGGCAATGTTCTTGCTCCTTTCAAAATCTGTAGGGTGGTTTACACATCATCCAAACTGGAAGTTTACGTTTAGTTGTGGGAGTAGGACTTGGGCCGGGTGGTGTTGGCGGTTCAGGTGGTGTTGGTGGATTTGTAGCATCCCATTCAACATCCCATGTACCTACTTCATTAGGAATACCAAGAATAGCAGAGGGGTCAGTTCTGTAAGCTGTACCATAACCTCCTATCCAGTATTCCCAATGCGTATGAATACCACTAACATTACCTGTTCGTCCTTGCTCACCAATATATTGACCACGAGTAATTGTTTCACCAACACTATGAATCTGACTAGCAAAATGAGCTGCAAGCCAATAGCTATTATCGCTCATTTTAACTACAATGTAGTTGCCCCAAGAATCATTACCAGTCGTGCCACCTTGCCAAGTATGGGCTGTTTCAACCGTACCTGCCATTGGTGCATAAGATTGATGATTTGTGTGTACTGTGTCAATACCACCATGAACTGAACCATCAGAATAATGTGGATAACCTGCTGAAACTCTGATTGTGCTTTGGTCAGTGATACATTGTTTATAGGTAGCCATAATCAAAGCAACGCGTGATATCGTATGCGCGCCCCACGTTTTAGGAGGATAAGCCTACATGCTTAAGAAAATGTCAATTATCAGCCTTAGTAGTAAACTGCACAGCATTAGCAAACGGAGAAGCAGAATAGATACGCCAGATATGATGGAAATAATTCCAATCCAGAGTAGAGCCAAGGTCAGTTTCACGCATGGTGTTCAGCTTAGTATAAATCTGGAAGAAGTCACGGTCAACCATAAGTGCCTGAATAGCGGTCATATCTGCATCATTAGGTTCAACGTGAGTATAGGTCATATCGCCACCAGTTGCAATAGTTACAGAACTAGAGCCGGAGGGGTCATTACCAGTAAGCAGATGTTCCAGACGTTCAACTTCATACTCATTAAGAGCAAAGCTGTCAACTTCCAGACGATGCCCCATAAAATCTGCCTTATCCATGTTAAATGCACTTGCCAGAACATCAACATCAATAGAAGCAGAAATATCAACAGGAACAATGGTGTATAGACGTTCAGCCGGAGTATTCATAGGAATACCAGCAGCGTTATATTCCTTAGAAATGAACTTCATCTTGCCGTAAATCTGGCGGAACTTCTTAACAAGGGTCTTGCCAGAAGCTTCGTCAGTAACGGCAGAAACAGTTACTTTCTTAAGCTTATTGTTCTTTACCAGCTGATACAGCAGATACTTCTTCATGATGAAAGCATCCAGTTCAGCAGGCTTATAAATCTGGTCGATGACGTTCTGTACAAAGGCGGACAAATTAGCTTCACTCATGAAAGCAGTTTCCAGAGCTTCGCGGTTTACAGTTACCTTGTACTTAATACGGGAGTTCACAGCATGGTAAGCAGTGTAAACCTCAGCGGGGTCGCTACCAAATTCAGCTTTCATAACTTCATCATTAGTAGCACGGTCAGCAGAGAAGTAAGGGGTTGCTTTCTGCATCATTACATAAATTTCCTGAACAGTAGCGCCAGTACCCAGAACACCCTTATCAAAAACCTGCCAAGGGTCTTCAAAAGAGATGTAACGCATAACAGTCAGGCCAATACGGTCAACCAGAGCATTACAGAAATAGTTCAGACGCGGTTCATAAGAATTGATAAACGACCATGCGGATTTAATAGATTCAGTGGTGTTCTCAATCTTAGGAGCACCACCAAAAGTAGCATCACTACCAAATACAGCATTAATAATACCAACAGCAGCAGAAGCCATAGTTTAATTACCTACCTTTCTTAATAGTTGCGCTCAATATCCAGAGTGCCATCAATAATGTGTTTGTCTTTAACAGCAGCTGTCAAAGTTACTTTAGAACTTGAAATAGTTCCATCTTGAAGGACAATACGAAGAGAGGGAATCAAATTAGAAAATTTAAATTCACAGTAATCATTTTTCATAATACTAGATATTACTTCACCTTTATAAAAAGTAATCATATATTAGTTGTGGATGCGATAGACCATAAATAATCAACTCCTTAAATGTCTTTGAGTAAATACATACCGTAATACCAACGTTCACCATTATTAAGCGCAGGAATATGAGCGTCCTTACGGGCAGTCAAGTAACCGGGCTGCATAGTTACAGGCACAAGAGCATTATCGCTCACTGAATTTGTGTTAGTCATAAGCAAATAACTCTCATAGTGATATAAACGTTTTCTAATCTCAAATGGAATATTTAAAAGTATTAGACCATTAAAAGGGAACCATTATAGTGATGATGAATAAACAACATATTACCAATAACGGTTAAATTTTCATCATTGTAACTAAATGGTCTACTCATAATTTATCACCTTACTTTCTACCGAGCATTTTCTTGACAAAAGCCTGTGCAGCTTCTTCAATGGTAATTGTATTACCATTAGGTTTCTGATATTCATCATTAGGCTTATTGTCATCATTCAGAAATGCTTTAACATAATCTTTGCGAAGATTGTCATAAGCTTCATGCCAGTTAGATGCACCATCTGGACAACCACTGGTAAACTGTTCTGCTTCATTACGACATTCATCAAATTCATCAAGAACGCCAGCAATCAGAGTTCCCTGTTCATCAGGTTTTGCATCGACAAAGCCACCAAGCATTGCAGAAATTTCGTCACGCGTTTTCATTATTTATTACTCCGTTCGTAAGTAAGTTTAAGATTCTCGCAGAGAGCGATAATTGCTTGCATATCAACACCAGTTGCATGAATCTTAATATAGTCACCTTTAGAGCTTTCACGAGGGACAGAATGATAAGAACCAAGGTGCTTAATTACTGACCGTGTAGCGCAATTAAAATTATCGTCAAGCCAGTTCAAAGGATTAACACGACAATCATGATAAATTACTTCAAAGTGAAGGTGTGCGCCATAGCAATTACCAGTTGCGCCAGAATACCCAATAAGCTGACCCTCGTAAACGTGTTGACCGTTTTTGACGAGACACTCTTTAAGGTGCGCATAGCGTGTTTCCAGCTTAGAACCATTATAATTGTTATGCTTAATTCTAACCATGTTGCCATAAGACTGCATCCCAGATTTGGTTCTACCATCCCAGCTCTGTACCTGATTTACTACACCATCCTCAGCTGCATAAACAGGTGTGCAGGGAGCAGCGCGCAGGTCGATAGCATGGTGAGAAGAACCATCATTGTATGTCCAGCCAGCTGTGATAATATGACACTCTAAAGGCCAGCAGAAAAGGACATCACCGTTTGCTTTCCTCATTTTCTTCATCTCCTTTAAGTTTTTCAAGATAAGGCTTAAACAGAGCAGAAAGTTCAGGATTTACAGCACACATATTCTCTATAATACTGATAAACTCCATAATGCAAATATAAGTAACCACGGAACCCACAAGGGGAATTTGAACACCAAGTTCAATATATTGCATTGCGTATTCAATACCATAAGAGCCTACCACTGCAAGAATCTCCATGCACTTGTGATAACCACCCTCACGCATGATACTGGAATTATAAGAACCATCGTGCTTTGCTTTAATCAGCCCTGTTAGAATGTCAAAAGCGATAAAACCTAGAACAATAACAAAAGGCATAAACTCAACTCCTAACATTATACACCTACAATCTTCAAAATGTCCATCAGGTATCGCCTAATTATCTCATCTTCACAGTACAGACCCCCCAACCGATATTGTTTAATTATATATAATAACCAGTTAGGGCGTGGAGTGCGTGCAATCAAAATGGTGTTATAATCATGGTCATCATTTGTCAACGCATAAATAACGCCACTACCCGGACTATATTTCCTAGAAAGATAACATTTACCAGACGAGAAGTCTACCCATAAGCCTAAATAATCATCATGAATCTTAAAGCCAAATTGATATTTAGCTTCAGGAGTTTTCTTAGCAATGCCAACTACACTATCAAGATAAAACTCATTGTGAACGGCATATTTTCCAAACTTGCTGCCTTTCATCAAACGGCCAAAGTCAGTTTTCTCTTTTGCTTCAATGTATTCTTCATTATTAACAATTTGGATTAAGACTAAGCCCTCTCTAGTTGTAGCAATTTGCTTTTTGTTAATTGGCTTTTTAATATCGAATTCTGTGAAATATGGGTTTGCCCATGTAACAGCATTGCCAAAGAAAAACACTACAACTCTGCGCATACGAGCAATAGTTTCGTATAGTTCACAGAAAAATGTAACTTCATCTTTAAGATAACCATGATGGGTTTCGTCCATGGAAATAAACTCGTCAAAGCAGATTTTATTAACGAGAGGAAGTTCTTCTGATTTTGCACTTGAGATGTAACGAGTTTGGCCAGCAAGTTTACCGTCTATATAGTAGGCACCTTCAGGCGTTCCCTTTAACTCATGGTCAGGAAATTCATGAGCAACAGCAGCCCAGAAATTTTCTTTGGCTTTCTTATTCATTTCAGTTTTATAGCGGCGGATATAAATAAATTGATTCCCGTTTTTGATAAAATCTTCAGCAGCCCATTTCTTAAAGCCGTAAGTTTTACCACAACCACGAGAGCCAACTACAAAATTAAAGAGCGCATTATATGATAATGTGTTCTTTAAATCCCACCACATTGACATTGTAATACACTCCTTTCATATTTAATATTAAGCCGAGGACGCGACCCTTTGTCCTTTTGGATGGTGGGAGTAGGAGAAATGACAAACCTATATATAACCATCAAGCTAACAGGCGTGTTAGCGCGGCTACTATGGCTTATGCAGCAGGAGGAAGCTCATAGTTTGAACCGTGGTGGTAGAAATGGGCACAACCCCATTAACGTCCAATGACAAGTTTTCCGTTACTCTTAAAGAGTTCTACCATGTTAAGGGTGGCGAAGGGAAATGAGCTAGCAGTCACGCAAACCTATCCGTAACGCTTCACGCGCCTGACCACGGCTTAGGAGCATCATTCGTGCCCTTCGCTCCCTATGATTATATTATACTTTACAATATGTATAAAGTCAATAATACAGATTGTACTTTTTGTAAAATTAGGAATGATTATTACATAGTGTATAATGCTAAATTTTAGAAGTACCATAAATAGGACTACAAAATAAAAGTATGACTTTTGGCTTCGACACCTTTTTGGAGTACTATAAATTGGACTGTAAGGTTAAATTACGATAAATAGGACTTCTAGACTTTG